TCCCGTTTCCGAGCAGTTGTGATGATATAAAGGTCTTTAATTCCAACATCATCCATCACAGCATACTCCTCAGTATCAATTTCTCCGCCATTGCAAATATAATAGTAAGCAAGTGCAGTTCGTGATTTTCCACTACCTACGCCACCACAAAGAATGCAGCCATTTTTCATCTTCTTGACAGCATCTAATTGATAGTCGTAGAGCTGCACCCCTGCCATAATCAGTCACCCTCGTTGTAGTCGTTGGTCCATCTCTTAATCTTGTTGAAATAGCTGCCCTTGTTACCCAACGCTTTTTTTGCGATAGCCATCGCCAGACCCTTCTCCGGATCGAAGTCTTCATTTTTTGCCTTTACTACTGTCTTGGTGCCGTCTGCCCAGAAGACAATCGTTGCAGGATTGTTGAAGATGACTTTCTTAATTTCCAATGTCATTTTTCTATGCAGTTCCGCGGTACCGAACACATCGTTCACCGCGTATTTAAGAGCATCAAGACGATTCTCTGCCTCCGTTGCCCTCCGGTTCGCTTTGCTGATTTCAGTGGCAGCATACATCAATTCCGGCTTATCAGTATCGGCTGCGTATACATAACCGCCTCTCATGTCACCAATCAGCTTCTGATTCGGAGAGTTGATCAATCCCTCCATGGTTTTCATAAACTCGCGTGCGTTCATTTCCTTGCTCATGATTTTTCTCCTTTCAATGTTTGTTTACATGTCTTCAAGCACCGCTTCGATGCTGTTTTTCAGATTCGCCATATCGGAATACATTTCGTTTTCCTTATTAGTGCAGTCATCTTCTATGGGAGAATTGTTCAAGAAGAAATCAATCTCCCTCAGCAGATTAGTCAGCCTTTCTTTCATCAGATTCTCCTTTCAAAAGCTCGTCCATTTTACGAACCATTCTTCGCATTGCCCACACATCGGAAAAATACATCATTGTAAACCAGTAATTTTCCGTCGAGTCACCCTCAGCAATAGGTTCTGTAAAGGTGTTACCGACCTTGATATAAGCTGCCACGCCCAGCAGAGAAAGCTGAATATAGCACATCAGAGCCACAATCTCGTCAATATCCTGTGCAACTACCAAAACGTGGTTCTGATAATTCAAATGTTCCTTCTCCAACTGCTTTCTTGCGGCATGAACACCAGCAATCAAAGTGGCTCCCGCGCCACAGCATGAGTCACAGATAGTTATGTAGCCCTGTTCATTAACCTGCTGAGCCACATTATCACCTAAGGCAATTTCCGCCATAAGTTCACAAACGTGATACGGTGTAAAGAATTGCCCGCCGGACTCATTGCCTAAATTGAGTTCCATAAAAATACTGCCCAGAAAGTCCTGTTCCTGGTTTTCTTCCAAGGCCAAGACTGTCTGAGCAGCAAGTTCAGGAAATATCGCCTGTTCCTGTTTATTGTATTTCTTGATGATTTTCATATATCTGGCTTCCCGCTCATCATAATGGAATTTATCCACTGGATTCGAGAGCGAGCAGGCAAACATGATTACGAAATCCCTCCAAATATCCCAAGCTCTATGACGATAGGTAAGTTTTCTGAAAGAATCCAAGAACTCCTTTCTACCGTCATTTTTTCTGGGACTTGTTTTTGGTTTCGGCTCCGGCTTTTTGGGAACTTCTGAATCAACATCTTTGCTCGGCGGTTTGTAGGTCGGCATTGAAATCGTAGGTTTCCATTCCGGAACCGGCTTCATTTTTGGCGAATCCGTCTTAGGCGAAGTGGCAGGCGTTTTCTTTTTGGCTGTGGTCTGCTTCTTCTTTTTCTTCCAAAACGCCATAGTTTCTCCTTTCAAAAATATAAGTCTTAGTTGAACGGAAGCTCGTCCGGGCCCTCCATTTCGGCATACTTTTCCGCAAATTCATCTTCCTCGATGGTGACATACATATTTTTTAAATATGCCTTAACCCCAGATTTCTCGTTCTTCGTTCCTTCCTGGATTACCCAGTTGTAGGGCCGGATGGTCAAATCCACATTACGAATCTCAGCATAGTCCAGAGAGTCAATCGCCTCCTCGTCCAACTGCGTTTTCGTTCTTCTGGTAATCATGAACACCTTTGGTGGGATATTTTCAAAGCTTACCGCGACCTGGAGATAGTGCTTCGGCTCATCGCCCTCATCCTTCGGGGTAAGAACACGGATGTTCCACCCCTCCTCAGCCAATCTCTGGGCCAGTTCCGGGTCGTCAATCACAACACAGAAATTGCGGCTTCCAGCTCTGTTATACTTTCCCTCTTTACCGGAAAAGTTCCGGAAGATGATACGGGCATTCTCCATGATGATGTTGTCGTTTACTCTTTTAGACATAATCGTTCTCCTTTTCTTTTAAAATGGTAAATATTCTTCATCGGGATCGTCTTCCGGCGGATTCATGGAATGGCTCATAATCACATCCGAAATATCATACCCAAGATTGCAATCCATATGGAACTTGTCATTATGAAAATTCGGACAGTCAAAGCACGTCGCGTATTTCATTTCCCTGCAAGGCGGCATCCACGGTGGAACCTCAGAATCAACATCAGCATCGTTGGCACCAAGCTCCTTAATATACGGGTCGTCAGACACGAACCATTCGAAATCGCCATACTCCGAAATAGTCTTAACCGCGTCATCAACCAGCTTGTCATAATAGCTGCGGTCGATATCGTCTTGCTTATCCAGCTCCCGAACCATTTCCGATTCCAGCCACCGGTATCCTTTTGAACCCGTAGCGGCATAGTATTTTCCATCTTTCTCCCGCATCAGGAGTCCGCCGCCGCACCCGTCCTTGATAGGGCAGAACTGTCCGATTTTTCCGATGAAACGATAGCAGTGCCCATCAGCAATAATCTTTCCAAGTCTTTCAAATTCCTGACATTCATCAGTCATCGGATCTTCGAGTTTTGATACATCGCTAAGTTCTTTTAGCAACTTTGCGTATTGCTTTTCTTCTTCAGACACATCTGGCAGCCCTTCGTTCATATCCAAATATAAAGCGCTACTTACAGATTTGGTCTCGCACATATCCTCGAAAGCAATATCTTCTCCACTGAAAAGTTTCTTGAACACATAAGGAACTGCAAACTGGGTACCGGTAGCTGTCCATTCGCCGGCGTGCTTACCATCTTTGTACTTGGCAATATAGACCGCGTCATTCACCAAGCACATCCGGTCGTATGTAGCCTCGTGCTCAAATGTGTACCCATACCGTTTACCATAATCCATAACAAACTGGATAATTTCCGGCGTAGCGTCAGGAATCTTGATAGAATCTGTCTTGATATGGGCAACAGTAAAGCCCCGTTCCTGCACCTCATGTTTGAGGTTAATCATGAACAGAGCTCCTCGTTTAGCTACAATATTGTCTTTGTTTCTCGGATCGCGGAATGCGTTCTCGAAAGAGGCAGAAGTAAGGCCGTAAACCGAATTGATTGCTGTCTTCAGAGCATCAGCAAGCTGCTTGGATGTCATTTCACCGTCAATTACTTTCTGGATATACGGTGTGAGCTTTCCATCCAGCATCGTATTGACAATATCCCATGCTTCATGCTTGATGCTTACACGCCCTTCGACAATATCCCGAAATGCTCTTGTGAATTTCACGCCGAATAGGACTTCTGCAATTGCGCTGTGAGGATGCATCGAAGAAATATCCAGTAATGCAACATTTCCGTACATACCCGGCTCAGCATAGACATACCCGCCTTCGCCAACTTCTTCATCGCGATAAGTGGATTTTCCATTTTCGAACTTGTATCCTGGAAAATATGGAAGGAGACTTCCTGCTTCGCCGTGAGTACGTTCCATCATTTCTGGACACGCTTCGGCAAGGAATGAATAGGTTTCCTCGTCCAAATCATGTACCGGTTCTGCCAGGTTTCGGTAATGGAACTGGTCCTGTGGCTTTCTGTTGTTTCCAAATATAATTTTGGTAGTCAAGCTGTTCGTTGTGTCGTTGACAGTCATGTCTGCCAAGTCCGCCAGAATCTGCCTTGCGGTCCAGTCCGCTTTCAAGTAAACAAAGGATGCCTCGGTAGCGATTACATCGTTATCACAGTATTCAGCAACCTTGGTCCAGAGTTCTTCCGGTACAGGCTGGTCCCACGGTAAGCCAAGCTCCTGGTGATGGGTCCCCGCTTTGATGATTTTAATTTCGTCATCGGAAAAACCTTTCTTTTTCAGCTCTTTTTCCGTGACATTCCCCATTTCGATTTCCAGCTTCTTCAGGCTTTTCTTGTTCCCGGCAGAAGCGAAATCATAAACGTCCGTATAACTGACGTTGTAGGCTTCTCCAAAGAAACAGTTTGCACTACCATTGATGATCTTCTGAGACAGATTATAGAGCTGCTCATTGGAATATCCCATAAGCCGGGCATACAGAATATGATTGTCGTACCGGCGGCAGTTAAAGCCCACCAAACGAAACCTCATTAAGTCCTCTATCTCGGATGGGGTTGGGTTAATCATCCGTACAACCGGCTTTCCCTCGCCCTCGATTTTCCAGTTTACAAGAAAGAGGTTGGGGAAGACCTCGACGTCATAAAATATCAGTTTCGCACTCTCATTTTTCACGGCTGTGGATGTGTCGGCGGATTTGAACTGCATCTTGTTTACTAATTTGATACAGTAGTCGGCCTGATGAGAGCTGTTCGCTGCAAATGCCAATACTGCATTCCTCATATCCGTGACATCATACTTCAAGTCACTGGAATATGCATCCTCCAGTATTTTGTAAATAAAGTCGATACTGGGCTTAGTACCCGGATGAATCTCTTTATTGAGATTACGTTTTATCAGTGTTCTAAGCCCTTTCTCGCTTTGAACCGCTTCAAAATTTACCATTTTGTTTTCTCCTTTCAGTGGTAAACCAGAGCTAATTGTCGCGATAGGCAGGTTGTTGCATTTCGACAGTTTCCGTCTTAATGAACTGTTGCCTGTGAACACCTTAACTTCTACGTGGTCGTCATAAATGCGGCTCAGTCTTGCCGGATCTCCCGTATAAATATAATGCAGATGCACTCCGCATCCGCTTTTACTGAGTTCCGCATAAGTCGGCGGCCATTTACTTGCTTCTTCTACATTTCTTTCAAAAGATTTATTTCCCTCCTCGTCTGGAATATCGAAATCAATTACGATGTGGTTTTCGGGAACCTTGACATAGTGTAATTGCGAAGTATCCAAGGAATCCAGGGTTGTTTTGACATTCGCCCATTTTTTCCCAGGCGTACCGGCATCCGTTCCGTATTGGGCCGGGCAGGTTTTACATTCCTTGTCAAAAACGGATTCCTGCTCTTTGAACTCGATGGGCGCCGGTTTTGTTTCCACAATTTCACCTGCCGGATTTTTTTCGGTTTCAAATTTCTCAATCCGAAATCCGGAATAGTAACTGCGAACCCGCGAACCATCTTCAAGATTGAACCGTTCCTTGTAGTCCCGAAAATAGTTTTTCAATTCCTCCTTAAAGATTCTTTGGGAGAATGGAAAAGACACCTTTGCTTCGTCACAGTAGGTCTTGTACATCTCCCATGCCGCTTTCATTGTCGTCCCGTCCTCTTTTTTGAACACATGATACGAATCAACAATGAAGTTATAGAAATCGTTGGACGCCCCAAGCATGGCAATCGGAATATAATCGTCATACATACTCGGAGCGGATAAATATACTTCCTGACAGTGATACGCAATCGCCCCCAGTTCAAACCCAACCCGCTTCACAATATCTTTATAATCGTTCGGATTCAGTTTGTTACCTGTTGGCGAAACGTCTATCAATCGCCGAATCAAACCGGATTTCGCGTCCGTAATCTTCACCGGCTTATTTGTTCCCATAAAGAGAAAACACTTGAATCGGTTGGAATATGTCGATTTAAACTTTTCGTTCACCGTCATAAGTTCGTGAGAAACCAGACTGTTAAGCCTTGTGTTATCTTCAATTCTGGACAGGTCGCCGTCATGCTGAATTGCCACGAGAGGATTACTCTTAAACGCCTCCAACGCAAAAGAATTACTGGACGAACCCAGTGCTTTCGCATCGAATACCGAGTAATACCCTTCAAAGAGCTGCTGGATGATATTCAGCACTGTGGATTTACCCGTTCCTGCGGCTCCATATAACACCATGAATTTCTGCAACCGTTTGGATTCTCCAGACACAATCGAACCAATCGCCCATTCAATCTTCTGCCGTTCTTCCTCAGAATATAAAGTTGACATCAGCTTTTCATAGGCAGACAAATCGCCAGCTTCAAGCGGATAATTCAGCTTTTTACTGGCGTAATCTTTTTTATTGGTCTCCGTGTTGGAAAATATAAGTTTTTCATCCAGCATATGAAATGAGTCCCGCATCTGCTTTTGGCAATACTTATGCCAGGAGTCAATCATGCCTGATTCTGCATCCCACATATGCAGGACTTTTATATCGGAGTCAAAGCGCCGGCGGTTTTCTTCTGCGTATCTATCCAGTTCGCGGTCAATGAGCTGCAAAGCATCCTGCTCGTCCGTAGACCATAAACCACGTTCCTCAATCCAGATAGCGTAGAAGTCACCACCTCGAATCATCAGATCGGAGCTTTTTTTAATAATGAACTTCGGATAGATTTCTATTACACCACGCTTTGTACTACGTGTTGAAATCATCAAAAAGTCGATCATCGCATTTTTTACTCTCCTTCCGAGCGCTTTAATTCCTTAATCTCATTGCTGAGTTCCTTTATTTTTTTATTCTGTTCCCGGCGGTCCAATTCCGTCATAACTACATAAGCGGTCATGGCGCAGGCCCAAAGTCCGACATTGCGGTTGAACCTGCTCTGATGCTTAAGAGTGACACGAATTCCCTTGATTGCCGTTTCCGATGACCGTAAACTTCCAAAAATATAACCAAGCATCTCGCACATCAGCCTTTTCCTCCTTTCATGCCTTTGATAAAACTTTTAGCGGTTTCAAACCGCCATTCGTCTTTTCCGCCATAGGTAAATATAAATTCAGCGCCATTGGTCTGCCGGACTCGGATGCTGTTTTTACCGTTTGGAAACCATGTGGCAGCATTCTCACCCGCATAAAGCGGAAAATATAGTTCAAACCATTTATATACTTCGTTGTGAGTCATACGAAACCTCCCAAACTATACGATTTCGTCTAAGTACCAGCACATCTGATACCAGATTTCTACCGTTCTCAAATCTCGTCGGCAGTGTTCTACCGTAAACAGGCCGCCCTCTCCATTTCGCTTGTATCTTCGGTCTAAGAATCTCTGGATAATCTCGTCCGCATAATTCTCGTCGAATCTTGCATCTGTCATTTTCCGTAAACCGAGATTCTCAATCATACCCCAGAACCATTGTCCGGTCCGATTCCCGATATCCGGGTCATCCATAATATGTTCTTCACAACGAATAGCGAGAGCAATCATCATTTCCAAAACACTACAAGGGCTATTATCCAAGTAGCTTGAAATCATGGCGTTTTCGTATGAATTCTCGTAGCCAAACCGGTACCGGAGATCTATCCCATCTTCTTCTCGGTTTCCATCCATTTCAATCGTGTAATTAAAATCCACGTTATGGAGGAACCGTAAAAGTTTCTGATAGGACAGACCTCTGGTATACCGGCGGTTGCATACGAGTTGACACATCCAATCGAAGTATTCGCTATTCAGCTCGCTCCTTGTCATCATACCTCCGTCTGATGCGGCCTCTGCTTAATAACGTCTGAATAAGTCCTCTGATCCAGGAGGATTTCGTAGTCGCATTTCAGCCTGTCATTTCTGACAAAGACTGAATCGTCTTCAAATTCCCCGAAGTGGGCCAGAGATTCCAGACCTACAACATTATCCACATCTTCTACTTTTTCATCATCTTCATCTGCCAGAATCTGGTCCGCATAGTAACTAAGGCTGATTCGCTCATAATCCTCAAACTCGCCAAATTCTTCCGGTGAGATTACATAGGGTTTCATCTCCATCGCTTCCTGCTCCTCTTTTTTCTCTCCGGCGCTTGCGTTCGAGTAGTTGGTATATCCTTCCCGTTCCAGCCTCGCAGCATATTCGGAAATATCCGGTTTTTCTTCCGGTTTACCGACCTTTGCTGTCTGCGGCTCAGGAGCGGTAATCTCAACATCCGCAGCCGATTCCCGCTTGGAGAATATCTCCTTTACTGAGTCAATTTCCTCCTGGGCAATCCACTCATATTTTTTCTTGGTGTATTGCCAGGTCGCTACGGAACCAACGGCAGCGCCTAAAACAAACATCACAAAGCCCGTTGCTTTATTCATTTTCTTCATCCTCCTCGTTCTTGATAGTCATTACTGTAAGTGCTAATCCTCCGAAGAGTAAGGATACGCTCAGTAAGATACCGCCGGTAATATGCCTTTTTCTTTTTGTATCCAGCACATAATCGAGCATGGATATTAGGTTCCCGATCCCATCCATGATTACTGCTCCTTTCCGCCGGATAAAACGGCAAGACCGCCGACAAAACAGATTCCGGCCATAGCAGCCAGCGTGTAAGATACCAATGTTAAAAAGCTATTCATATGTCAATCTCCTTTCATTCATAACGTGAAAAATAATGGTGTTCTACCTGGAACATGGGAACGCCGTAATCGCTGTAACAGCCAGCGGTGAAGAATATAACATCGTAGTTTGTCCGAACCTCCAATTCTTCTTTGACAAGCTGACAAATATCATCCCGCACTTCACAGCGGTCTACACGTCCGTTCCACATTGAGGAAAACTGATATGGCTGATAGATAACATCGTAAGCCGTATTGGGAAAATGCTCCGAATCCATGCGGTTGAGTATGGTGTCGATTACCAACCGTTTTCCTTTTTCGCATTCTCCTTCAGCCTCTGCCATCGTTACCAATGCTATCAGCGAAATATCTTCCTCAGATAAAAGTTCTTCATCTGCAATTTCTTCTGAGCTTGACTCTGAAATCTCCTCTATCGGAATATAAGTAACCACCGGCATAGATGCCGGAATGATTTCTATTGCTTGTGAATCAGCAGAGATTTCACTTCCGGCAGAGTGCGTAGTGATTGAACATATCAGAATCACGCACAAAGAAAAAGCTGAAGCTATCGCTGTTATTTTTTTCATGTACGTCTCCTTAAAAATATCCGGCTGCCCTTCGTCAGTCTTTTGAACCAAGCCAAGGGTAGTCTATCATATCCCGATAGGGATTCCCTGTGCCAGCACTATCCAATCCATTCGTCAGTCACATCAGTTCCCAGATGTTTCCGTCCACATTGAAGTCCAAAAGGATGGCCGGGTCCAGACCATTCGCAAAATCGGAATAGCTCAGATTGTCAGCATACAAACCGAAGTCGACATAGTTGTCACCGATGGGATGCTCCGCATCGTAAACCCACCCAACAACCTGACCGGCTTTTGTTGGAGGAAGCCCCAGCATGTCATAAACATCATTCAGGAAAAGGCGTTTCTTTGCCCTGAGCAAATCGTTGGCATACTTTTCCTGTGCTTTCAGGAACATCAGATTGTACTCGTTGTTGCTTTCCCAGTGGGGATTCAGGACACTGTTTCCGTCTTCGTCCATCGTGTACTTCTCAAAGAATCGAGCGTATCCGCTTACATCGGACGGATTAACGACGAAAGTGGTCTTCTTTACCTTCTTTTCTTTGCCGGTTTCCTCATCAATAACGGTTTCACTTACCTTCTCCGCTTTGATGTTGTATTTAAGTTCCCGGTCAATCTCCTTTCCAAAGCGCTCGATAACCCGTTTCCGATATTCCTTGAAACTCTTGTCTACGGTTGCATAAGCCGCTGCCAGTGCCACATTTCTTTTCCGAAGAATGTTGTTTGATGCCAAAATGCTGGTAATAGATAAAGTGCCAAGAGCCACAGCCGGCGCATACAGCTTAGCAAGTTTAACCCCGGTCTGAAGATAGACAACCGACAGGTCTTTCTTAGAATCCTCAATGGAATAGTCTTCGCCCGCCTTGGTCACGCCTTTTTCTGTCGCATCGTGAATCTCATCCACATCACTTTTCGTCTTGTCGATGATTTTTCCGACCTTCGTTGTCGCCCGGCACGCCATAACCGCACTCGCTACGGTTCCGACGATACCCGCTACAATGAGAATCTCCGGGCTGTGTTTTTTCAACTGAAAGCCGACTTTATTGAAGGTTCCGCTTACCTTCGTCATGATTTCTTCTTTTTTCATGGTTAATTATTCTCCTTTTCCAAATTTTTGAGATGATCAATAAGATGCTGCGTGTACCACATGATTTTTTCCAAGTCCTGGATTCCATTCTTTTTCTTCCAACGGCACGCATATTTGATGATGTTACCGGTATCCACCGCTTCAATACCCTTGAGGTCGAACGTAAACGCTTCTATGGCCTCGATTACTTCCAACCCGGTTTCTGACTGGTAGTGATCGGGATGGGATACCATTTTGTCTCTTGATTCATACATAACAAATCCCTCCCTAATTCAGTGGAAGCGCCTTAGGTAGCTTGAGAATATAACCGTCTCTTACCCGAACAGGCTTGCATCCGCTGATATCCGTCCAGCCGTACTTATTCACGGCATAATTGTTTGTTGATACATCAGCCAAATCATACAAGTCGCCAACGCTGACCACTCCATACTGGCTAATAATGTCGTTCATAGCATCGAGAACTGACTCAGCGTCCCCACGGGTTTCAAATATAATGTCGTCGTAATCATACCCGCCCCTCGTCCCCGCTGAACGATAATCCCTCCTCCGGTCAGAATCCCGGTCATAGAATTTTCCGTAAGATACCTTGGATGCTGTCGAGTTTTTCTTGGTACGTCCTGTTTCACCGTAAAGAATCATGTCAATTCCGTTCGTCACAATATCTGAGATTGCTTTCTTTACCGCAGGTACCAAAACCTCCATAATGATATAGGATTTGACATTCCCGACATCCTCGGAAATAAAGACATCGGCAAACTTCTGCATTTCACCTTTCTTTTTTGATTTGGCAGAGCCGGTGATTACTTTCCCTACTTTTTTCTCAGGTAAAGCATCGGATTCTCGCTGTTCTTCTTTGGATTTATGAGAATTCGGCTTGTATTCTTCCATTTACTTTCTCCTTTCACCAGCCGCAATCAGCTTCCCAGGTAACGTAATTCTCGTATTCGGAAGTCTGTTGTGCTGCTTTTTAAATTGATACACAAGATTGCTCCTTGCTTTTTTCTCAGACACGGCATAGGTGGTCGATTTCCAACGATGCGCGACACAGTTTTCAAACTCCATAACCGGTCCGTCATACGCATACTGGTTCATAAAAACACCTCCTGCAAAAAGGAAAAGGGAAAGCACCTTGTTTCAGGTACTCTCCCTCGTCCGAACCCTGTTTTCTAATCCTTATTCCGGATCTTCAACATTTTCTTCGCTTACGATAGTTGCTTCCTCGAAGTCCTCGAAATCATCCTGCTCAACCATCTGCTTGTTCAGCTTACGGGCTTTGATGCGGGCTATCGTCGGGTCGATGATGTACTTACCAGCCACATAGCCGGCAATAAACACCAATCCGAAAACAGCCGCGGTCTTAAAGCCGCCAGCGGAACTTGCCTTTACGATTTCCTCAGTAGTGGTTTCCATAACCTCTTCGTTCGTCATAATTTCATTAGCTTCCATTTTTGTTCTCCTTTCATAGTTAGAAAAATAGGTGGTTCTTCCATTAAAGCCATTGTTTTTTTCGCGCATTAACCGTTGCTGAAATCGTATCTCGGAGCGATGTGATACTCGATTACAAGGCAAGGCGTTCCGTCATCAGCCAACTGAGAGCTGAACGACACATCAATATATCCCTGGTCGATATTCCAGCCGAGTTCATCCCCGATGGAAGTCCCGTTCAACCCGATTTCGTAATAGAACTCGTTCAGGGAAATATACATCTCATCCCGCATTCGTAGATTAAGCTCATTGACGGCTTTCTTTATCTTCTCGATATCAGACTTGAAATATCGCCCGGATACCGTATCAAAGCAGAGAGTGTTTCCACGCTCAAGAATAACCACCTCACGATTGCTTACCGGATTCTTCTCGATTTTATCCTTGGCAACCGCATCCCGAATACTCTGTTCTTTTTTCTCCCCGATGGTTTCCACCACTTTTTCCTGATACTCTTTCAAAGCCGATTCTGAAAGTGTATAAGCCGTAGCAAGCGCCGCTCTGCGCCGTATATTTACTGAACTGGCTCCAATTAAGCAGGCTATCGAAACAGTGCCTGTCACAGCCGCTGGAATATAACAAGCCCATGCAGCCTGAACGATTTCTTTCGGTGTAAGTTCGTTTACCTCCAGCTCATCCTTCTTTTCTTCAATGAGAATTAGAGCCTTTGGTGTAGCCCGCACCGCCATCACGGTTGTTGTAATCATCCCGGCAATCCCGATACCGGTTAGAATTTCCGGACTGTGTTTTTTCACGGCAGTTCGCATGTTTCGGATAGCTGCCGCTATTGTTTTTTTGTCCATCGATGTTCTCCTTTCGAATCTGGTCACACATAAGCGCATCCCCTTTCAAAAATATAAAACCGCCCACAAGGGGCGGCGATTATTTAACCAACCAGAACTCCGGACGAACCCCGCCAGAGTTCGAAGCGTTGCCGGAGTTCGCAATGCCAAGGCCGCCCACAACGGCGAAACAAGCCGAAGAAACGCTCCTCTTGGTCGCATTGCGAAGCCACCACCAGCACCAGTCATCCTCAAAATCACAAACTCTGTTTCCGCGCCGCTTCATAAGCTCGAACTGCTCATCATCATCCGGCTCAAAGTTTTCGTAAAAATCGTCATGGCCGAAAATCTCCCCGTATGTAGGAAGCGTAATCTCACGAATTCTGGTTCTCAGCTTTTCCGGAAATGCCGGAAGAACCGTTTCGCGAAGCCACCTGCACATATCCGATTTGTCGAAACCGCCCTCATTGGTGTTGGTCTCATTCATCAGATGCCGGGCGATAACCTCATCAAACAGGAAAAGAATTCCCTTGTCTGTCACTCTCTGAGCCGTAGCCGTAAACTTTCCGAAGCCACTCAGCCTAACCGTGATCCGATCTCCTACACAAATTTCGTTTGTCTTGAACTGCACCTTTCTTGTTACCTTCATAATTTTTCTCCTTTCAAATATGCATGTGTTTATTTAATTCATAGCTCGCAGAATATCAAGGATATCTGTGGCTACGTCATGCGCAACTGAAAATATAAAACTATCGTTTCGTTCGTCATGTTCGATACCTGAAAATTCATCTGTCCTTCGGACAAATTCTTTTACAACCTTCATTGGCGGAATATCCTGATGGCGTTGAATACTCTTAAGAATTTCCTCTGCCGCCCATCGCTCATAGCTTCTTTTTCGAAACTCATACTTTGGCCAATTTCTTCCCGGGTCAAATAAATCGAACATGTAATCTTTAATTACTGAAATAACTCGACTGTCCATAGGGTCCTCCCGAACAGAAAAGAAGAGTCCCTGTTAGGACTCCTCAATTTCGTCATCTCTTTTGGCAAGTGCTTCATTTACCTTTTCTTCGATTTTTTCATCCATCTTCTGCTCGTTGACCCAATCGGTTACAAGCGTTGCCGCCACTCCAATTACAGTCGCTGCCAGACCAAGAACTTTAATCAATTTACTTTTAGTAGTCATAAAGCGATTACCTCCTTTTCATAATAGAACTTGCAATTTTTGCGAACTAGGAAATATCCAATTCCCCATCAAATTTGTTAGGTTCCAAGACAGCAGATATCACACAACATTCCAAACCGTCTTCCATCACAGTGCGATGATTTTCAAAATCAAGCCACATAATTCCTCCTTCCATAAGATCATCCATAGCCCAGGCTATTTCATCTCCGTATTTAATACCATCGAGGCCAATAAAATTATAGAACTCGTTTATAGTTGTGTAGCCTCGAAGTTGAAGATTACGATTTATGTGATACTGAGCATTAACAATGGCTGCCATAGTTGCTGTAAAATATCTTTTAGAAAACATGTCGTAGCATAGAATCTTCTCACTTTCGGGGTCCATATCCGCCGAATAGACACCTAACCCGTCGGCCGAAATATAGGTTTCTTTTGCTACTTCAGCCTGAATCTTTGAATCCGCATCATCGCCATAAACTTTTTTAGCTGCCTTCCGGTACTGTTTATAGGATTCATTAAGCATAGTATACGCACTCATCAAAGCCGCCTGATTGCGCTTGTCCATCACACCAATACCAACGATGCAAGTAACAGTCCCAATACCTATCAAGACTGACGGAATATAACATCGCCAAGTCGTTTGTACAAGTTCCATAGGCGTAAGCTTATCTGTTTCCAGTTCATCTTTCTTGGCTTTAATAAGCCGCAATGCTTTAGGTGTTGCTCGTACTGCCGTTACAGCCGTACCAACAACACCGACGATTCCTAAAGCGGTTAGGATTGTTGGGGATGATCGTCGCAACCCTGTTGTAAATTTGCCCATATGTTTTCTCCTTTCATTGGCTGCAAAAAATAAAAGAGAGGAATGGGTCGATTCCCGTTTTCACGTTGCCTACTACGACCCTAGCTCCGTAGCGCGCTATGTCTATTCCTCTCATAATATGAGATGCAAATTTCGCGTAAAAAGAAAAAGAGCCGTTGTGTCAGCGGCCCAATTTCCTTTAACCCAAACCAATCTTTTTCAGAATCTTCACGAGTTCTTCCTTTTCCAGTTCAGCATCTACATCCAGATGAACATGCGTCTTACCATCGGTAATCATGGTTTTTATTTCATTAAGCTGGATATCAATATCATATCCGAGCTTTTTTCGTAATACCATCTTTACCAGTTTTGAAATCATGTTCGTTGTGAATTTAGACACAATCTTCATTTCGTCCATACTCCTTTTACTCCTTTCAAAATCTGTTGATTTTTCCATAAAAGGAGCTGTAAATTTGGCGTCTAAATATCACGTCGGTCAAAGACCGTCTCCCATCGTTCTCTCGCAATTGGCTTCATCTTCAACGCCCACATAATCTGTCGGACGGTAACAGTAGGGTAGAGACCATCTTTACATTCTCCAGCTCGTTCGTCAAAGTATTTCTTGAATCCCGGATGCAAATATAAATCATCTGTCAGCCAGGGGTCAACCTCACTCCACCACGTACTCTTTGTTTCAGAATCATATCGCTGCTGAATAACGGCCAATCCTTTATCGCTAATCTGAAAGAGAGTACAACTGTTGTAAACCGGATGTTCACAAATATAAAGTTTGCCATACATGGAAAGATAAATAGTAGGCTTTTTGTAATGGTATCTCATATCAGCCTCCTAAAAGCAAAAGAAAGAGCCCTCGTCAGGACTCCCTCTTGTGTTGATAATTCTTTAATCGTCAAATATTTTACATGACGTTTTGCAATGCGGATACGGACCTCCACAGGCTCTGCATCCCGCCGGCGGAATATCGCCTCCATAACTCTTATGTACGCTTGATGTCCATTCCACTTCTTCGTCATCTTCGTACTCATACTCCATTTCATCTACTTCCCATCCACATAATGGGCAGGCGTAAATATCACATCCGCCGTTTGGATTTTCCCTGCGTTCCATTACAGCCCCACATTTGTTGCAAATCGCATACCCGTTATTCAGGTATTCTACCAATTCCATACCTTCGGGTCTGATAATTTTTTGGCTCATAAAGTCATTACCTCCTTGATAATCTGAAAGTAACGGTATTATTGTACGGTTACTCTCTGTATTAAGTCAAGAGATAAAGAGCTCTTTTGCATCTCCTTTCCATAATAGGGGCTGTAAAAATCACGAAGAAAAAACGAAAAGGACATGCTTTTCACACGTCCTCTCGTTCTGAAACTTTCAAATTCCTTATTTCTTTGTGGGTCTAAAACGGTTAAATAATCCTCTGAATGTTGTTGAGGTGTATGTTCCGTTCTCCTCGAACTTAAATCCCCTGCGCATCCATACCGCATAGAACATCAACGGCAGCACCAACTCAGCCGCGGCTATACCCAGCTTGAAGTATCGGTCTTTGACCTGCTCGGCTAACTGGTTCTTCTTGAATTCATCATCGTTTTTACGATTTTCCGATTTCTCCTCAAAGTCCAGTGCCGTTTTAGTCTCATCGACCCTCAGCTTGTACAGCGTTGCCAGATTTTCTGTTGCCGTCAAACGTTCTTTGCTCCCGAATGACAGAGAAGATAATGCTTCGATTTCCGCTTTAATCTCCTCATCCAACAAGTTGCGAATTTCTTCCATTTTGTTTCTCCTTTCATTTGGTTTTATCAGTTTCCATAAAAGGAACTGTTATTTCTGCGAAATATAATTTTTGAGGTTGACTTTCAGGATTACATACTTTTTGGATGCTACGGTATCTACGTCCTTGGACAGCTCCAGAAACATAAATGGTCCATCCGGGTCGGAGGTATCAATCCGCAGAGTGCCAATATCCAAAGGTCTAATGATAATTCTGGTTATAATCGAGCCAACCACAATGCCGATTGCGAGGATAATTACAAGTTCCATAGAGTTCTCCTTTCAAAATGTTTTTCAGAATTTTCCACCCGGGAATTTTTCAGATATCAAAATACCACGTTTTTCCGTCACCTGCGTACTGGATTTCTAAGCTAGGATAAAAAGAAAGAGCCATTGCTGGCTCAGTCTTTTAAAAGTCTTGTAATAAGGTATTCTGTTCCGATAATCCCCAAAATGCAGATGCCAATCCACGGGATAATCCCTGCTATGTATGGATTTTTGATTTTCATAAAATATCACTCTCCTTTCATAAAGGGAGCTGTTATTTCTGCGAACCCCCGCCTTCATAGACGATTTTCTTCCTCAAATCAGACCATGAAATATAACGTTCTTTCCTACAGACTGGACAGAAAAACTTAATCACCTTGCCGCCGATGTCTTCCAAATCCTGACTATCTGCTTCTAACCGGCTTTGACAATTCGGACAGTTAAACCGATAAACTTTTTTCACCGCAACATCCACAATCTTCATATCAACCACGCTCCTTGTTTAGCAGCCAGAAGAATCGTCTGTACAAATCGTAATAGACATCCTTGCAGCATGGGATATCTAATCTAGCTTTCAGACAGTCATAAGAGATGCCATTCGTAACAGCCTGGAAAATATAAGTTCCAAGCACTGCGTCGGTTTCTTCAGCCACCAGTTTCACCAATTCCATTCTGTCGGAGTAAAATATCCTCGCTTCCGCACATCTTGCTGTCGGATCGCCAAGATGCTGCTGACCTGAAAACAAAACTAAATCGGTTGGTCTCTTGGCCAGCCCGTCCAAAGCTAAGTATGCTTTTTTCCAGATAGGGTACTGGAGACAAAAATGCTTAAGCTCGTAATACCGATGTTTTTCAATCCAATAGGGATTCTTCTCAGACAGCTCCGGTCGTATCATCGTTCCCATCAGCGTTTCTCTCCTTTCCATAAATAGCCCGTTTCTTCGTAGAGGAGCTTCGGAGAAATATAGAAATTGATACGTCCGTACCTCGAATTCATCTCCTCAATGTTGGTTACAAGTTTGCCGTTTCGAGTGGCCTT